GGACAGGGTGGAAGCACTGTCAGTGGACGAAGAAGCCAAGAAGTCGGCGATACAGTCACTGACCAACGCGGAGGAGGCCCTGGTGGCCCTGGACGAGACAGCGGTCAACGAAGACATAGATGAAAAAGGAAGAATCGCTTTGGAGAAAGCAGGCTTTGATCCTATGAAAGTAAAAGAATACATGGCGGTGTTCAATGATCACGGCGACACTTCGGACATAGAACAAATGAACATGGACAAAGTTGGACTAGCAGATGCGATGAGCATGGTGTTGGCATCACACGATATTGAGAACGAATCCTACGAACCATTCCCAGAAGAGGACGAGATCACGTTCGAGGACGATGATGCGTTCTACGAAGCGTTTGGTGAACTGGGTTTCCCAGAAGACGAGACGGAACTGTTCGACGCGGAGTACAGGGGTCGTAAAGTTCCACTGAACAAACCCATGCGTGGTGATGTGAAGAAATTCAAAGTGTACGTGAAAGATCCAAAATCTGGAAACGTAAAGAAGGTCAACTTCGGACACGGCGGAAGTTCAGCAAGAAAAGCCGGACAGAAGACCATGAAGATCAGGAAGTCAAATCCCAAGGCGAGGAAATCATTCAGGGCCAGACACAACTGTGCCAACCCAGGACCGAAAACGAGGGCCAGATATTGGTCATGCAGGAAGTGGTAACATGCGTATCACTGAGGTCGTAGGGATCACAGAACAAGAATTCGAACAACTGGCAGAGAAACAGGATGCCTGCTATCACAAAGTGAAATCAAGATACAAGGTATGGCCAAGTGCCTACGCCAGTGGTGCTCTGGTTCAGTGTCGTAAGAAGGGCGCGGCCAACTGGGGCAACAAGAGCAAATGAGGATCACGGACGTAATCACAGAGAAGTGCTGGAAGGGGTACGAGAAGCGGGGCATGAAGACCATGTTCGGTAAACGTGTGCCCAACTGCGTCAAGAAGGAAGATGTAGACTTCTGTGTCAACTGCGGTGGATTAGTATTCGCGGAATCACTAAACGAGGACCTCAAGAAATGGTTCAAGCAGAAATGGGTGCGGTTTGGTCCCAAGGGCAAGATCCGTGGAGCATGCGGAGGCAAGAGCAAGGGCGAGGGCAAGCCAAAATGTTTACCAGCCAAGAAGGCCTATGCACTGGGCAAGAAGGGCCGTGCATCAGCGGCACGCAGGAAGAGGAAGCAAGATCCCAATCCGGACCGACGTGGTAAAGCCAAGAACGTGTCCACCAAGAAAAAATAGTTTACATACCCCACAAAGTGTAATATAATACACGCTCAACAACAGGAGAAACAAATGGCAGTAAGAAATTTCAACGACGCTGAAAAGCAGAAGTTAATACAGATCATATCACAAGGCTCACAGGTTTTGGGTGAAGTGGAAGATCTAAAAGGTGGTTTGAAAGACACAGTAAAAGCGATAGCAGAAGAACTGGAACTGAAACCAGCACTCATCAACAAGGCGATATCAGTCGCACACAAGGGCAACTACCAGAACATCGCTGACGAAATGGACACGCTGGAAAGCATACTCAACACGGCCGGCAAACTTTAATGTTAGCCAAAGTCAGATCATTCTGGCTTCGTAGTTTTGAGAGTGACAGGACCGCGTTCTACTTCGAACTGGTCAGTTTCATATTCACTGTAGGAGCCAGCCTCACACTAGCGATCACGGCCGCGGATCCGGACATGACCATAATCTATCCGGGATTCTTCATAGGTGCTGTGACACAGTGTTACGCCGCCTACAGGAGGAACGCCGCGTTCGTGATGATGGTGACCGGCTACTTCGCGGTCATAAATGTCTACGGTTATGGCGTAGCAAGTTATTGGTGGTAAGATGAGTTACATAGACGCATTATATAAAAAGGACGAGGACAGGATTTATGTCGTAGAGCGTGATCCCAAGAAGGGTCGTATATTCACGGAGTATGATGCTAGGTACGTTTTCTACTACCCAGATGCCCGAGGTAAGCACAGGGGAATGACGGGCGAGCCATTGCAGAGAGTGGTGTGCCAGACACACAAGGAATTCATAAAAGAACAACGCATAAGATCAAACAAGCAACTCTATGAACACGACATCAATCCGGTGTTCAGGTGTTTGGAGGAGAACTACCTGGGCAAGGAGACCCCGAAACTCAACGTGATGTTTTTCGACATTGAGGTGGACTTCGATCCAGATCGTGGTTACTCAACGACAGATGATCCGTTCATGCCCATAACTGCCATAAGTTGTTACATGAGCTGGACGGATCAACTGGTCACACTCGCAGTTCCACCCAAGACAATCAGCATGACGGACGCGGAGGAACTCACCAAGAGATTTGACAATACGATGTTGTTCGAGAAGGAGAAGGACATGTTAGACGCTTTCCTACAACTAGTGGAAGACGCAGACATATTGTCAGGTTGGAACAGTGAGGGATATGATATCCCATACACCGTGGGAAGGATACAAAAAGTTTTGAGCGGAGACGACACGAGGAGATTGTGCTTCTGGGGTGAGAAGCCCAAGAAGAGGGTGTTCGAGAAATATGGTCGAGAGCAGTTGAGTTTTGATCTGGTTGGAAGAGTGCACCTGGACTTGCTGGAACTGTACAGGAAATACACCTATGAGGAACGACATTCATTTAGACTGGATGCCATAGGTGAACATGAACTGGGGGAGAAGAAGACCGTGTACGAGGGGTCACTAGACAACCTGTACAAGAACGACTTTGGCTTGTTCATAGAATACAACAGACAGGACACGGCACTGCTGGCAAAACTAGAGAAGAAACTGAAGTTCATAGAACTCGCAAACGAGATCGCACACCAGAACACGGTGCTACTACAGACAACGATGGGCGCAGTGGCAGTCACAGAACAGGCCATCGTTAACGAAGCGCACAGGAGAGGCATGCAGGTGCCAGGCAGGAAGTACAAGAAGGAAGGTGAGGAGAACCAACCGGCCGCTGGAGCATACGTGGCGACCCCGATGAAGGGCATACATGATTGGATCGGTTCTATTGACATCAACTCACTGTATCCTAGTGTGATCCGAGCCTTGAACATGGGACCAGAGACCATCGTGGGACAGATAAGGCCTGTGATAACTTCAGCGGAGATCAACAGGGCCAAACACGCCAAGAAGTCGTTCGCGGCCGCGTGGGACAGCCAGTTCGGCTCATGGGAATACCAAGCAGTGATGAAACAGGACAAGGGCACGGAGATCATAGTGGACTGGGAGGACAAGACCAGTGTGCGTATGAGTGCGGCACAACTGTATGATGTGATATTCGACGGCAACAACAAGTGGATGCTCAGCGCCAACGGAACCATATTCACGTACGAGTACGAGGCCATCATACCTGGCTTGTTGAAACGGTGGTACGCGGAGAGACAGGAGATGCAACAGAAGATGCGTGACTGCGGTGACAACGAGATCGAAAGGGAGTACTGGGACAAGAGGCAATTGGTCAAGAAGATCAACCTGAACAGTCTGTATGGAGCGATCCTGAACCCAGGCTGTAGGTTCTTTGACATCAGGATAGGTCAGAGTGTGACACTGACGGGCAGATGTATCACTAGGCACATGGCCAGCAAGGTCAACGAGATCGTGGCGGGCAAGTACGATCACAAGGGCGAGAGCGTGGTGTACGGTGACACGGACTCGGTGTACTTCACGGCACACAAGACACTGAAGAAAGAGATCGACGAAGGTGTGATACCATGGACCAAAGAGTCGGTGGTCGCGCTGTACGACAAGATCGCGGACGAAGTCAACGGATCATTCAAATCATTCATGACCCGGGCATTCCATTGCCCAGGCACGCGTGGCGAGGTCATAGCGGCGGGCAGGGAACTGGTCGCTTCAAAAGGACTGTTCATAACCAAGAAGAGGTACGCGGTGTTGTACTACGACAAGGAAGGCAAACGCGTGGACACCGAAGGCAAGGCGGGCAAAGTGAAGGCCATGGGCCTCGACCTGAAGAGATCAGACACACCGGTGTTCGTTCAGGAATTCCTGAGTGACTTGTTGTACATGGTACTGACGGGCAACACGGAAGAAGAAGTTCTGGAGAAGATCAGTGAATTCAGGGCAGAATTCAAATCACGGCCAGGATGGGAGAAAGGGTCTCCAAAGCGGGCCAACAACATGACCAAGTACACGGAGGAGGAGAACAAAAAAGGCAAGACCAACATGCCAGGACACGTGAGGGCCAGCATGAACTGGAACCGTTGCCGTGAGATGTATGGTGACAAGTACTCCATGCCCATAACAGACGGAGCCAAGGTCATCGTCTGTAAACTGAAGTCTAATCCCTTGGGTTACACGTCCATAGCGTATCCAGTGGATGAGCTTCGTATACCGGAATGGTTCAAGGAACTGCCGTTCGACAGTGAAGCAATGGAGAGCACGATACTAGACCAGAAGATAGACAACCTGATCGGAGTGCTGGAATGGGACGTTCAATCAACTGAGACCACGAACACGTTCAACAAACTGTTCGAATTCTAAATACTGGTATGCTTAGTATCGAGGAAATTAAACTGCTTATTGAGAAACTGCAGAGTGTCAAAAAACAGGATCTACAAAAACTAATAGATACCAGTTTGAAAACTTTAAAAGACATCGAGATGGCTGTGGATGCCAACAATGACGAGGTCATTGATCGACTGGATAAAACCCCCGAATGGTTCAGTAAGGATCTTAATAGCAAAATCAAAAGACCTGTGGTCGACGCTCTTCTATTCAGATCGATCCAAACCAAGATATTCCAATTCTCACGAACAAACATCTACAACAGTCTGGAAATAGGACCCGGCAATGGAATGTTCTCAAAAGAATTCAGGGCCTGGAGATTGAACTTCTTCCTGGATGTTTTACCAGGACTTCAACAGAAAATCTTCAACAGGTTCAATCCCGCCCACAAGAAATACTTGAGATTTTATCTTACCAGGAACACAGAATGTTCGAACATTCCGCAGGGCAGTTGCAATTTCGTGTTCAGTTGGGACACCTTCGTGTTCTTTACCCAGCGACACATCCAACAGTACCTTCATGATATCAAAAGGGTTCTGGTGCCCGGGGGTTATTGTTTCATACAGTATGCTGATTGCCATTATGATTTTGACCTAGACCAGGCCAAGAGAGGGTATTGGAACTACAACACCAAGACGGCAATGACCAAGATCATCAAAGACGAAGGATATGAGGTGGTGGAGATGAATCAGTTCCGTCCTGGTGCCAACTACGCCATATTCCGCAAGCCTGGTAAACAAAATCCTGTAGTGTACAAAGTTTCTGAAATAACCGTAGACTAAGATCTAAATATCATATACAATAACAGTATTATGATAGACATCTTAAAAGACATCGTTAAACACACGCATGGATTGGGATTCTTGGATCTGGTCAAGATCACTGGGGACGATAAGGAGACAACTATCGACTCAATGGCCGAGGACAGGTCTGTGATCCTGCAGGGGTCTTTCCACAAACCACAACCGGAAATGACAGGTACGTTCGGAATGCCACAGATGGGCAAACTGGACATACACCTCAAGTGTCCGGAGTACAAGGAGAAGGCGAACATAACAGTGTTGTCCGGTGAGAGAAACGGCACAACGGTTCCAACGGGAATCCATTTCGAGAATGAAAAGGGTGACTTCAAGAACGACTACAGGTTCATGAACGCCGAGATCATCAATGAGAAACTCAAGACGGTCAAGTTCAAGGGCGTCAAATGGGACGTTGAGATCGAACCCTCAGTGGCGAGTGTGCAGAGATTCAACTTCCAGGCCACAGCAAACACAGAACACAATTCATTCGTCGTGAGGACGGAAGATGGAAATCTGGTATTCACCTTCGGTGACCAAGCGTCACATGGTGGTGAGTTCGTTTTCGCAACCGACGTTAAGGGCACACTTAACAAGGGTTGGAGTTGGCCGGTGGGGCAGGTGTTACAGATAC